GGGAGTCGACCAGATCGGCGAACTCGGCCATTTCGATCATGCCCATGACGAAGGTGCGGTCCGGTACCGGCGTGCAGGACTTCTTCATCTTGGCGATTTCCAGGCCCAGGCGGGCGAGGGCGGTAGGAGTGTTCATAGATCGTCGTCCTCGGCCTGGGCGGCCAGTGCATCGTCAGCAAGGGGCCGAAGTAGGGCCTCTGCAATTTCGCCAAGCTTGCCGAAGGGGTGGTCGCTTCGCCCCAGCAGCTCGGTGGCGGCGTCTTTGTCGGCTCGACCGAGGTTGTTGGCGATCAGCAACCAGCCAAGCGCCGGCGTGCCGACCTCACAGCTCTCCTGCCGGTTGTTCGCCAGTTCGTCCGCCGCCAGTGCCAGTTGTGCGACCGTGACGGCCTGAGGCCTGCGCAGGCGCCGCTGGAACTTCACATCCTGACCGAAGCGCACCAGCTGCTCGGTGGCGTTGTACAGCCACTCCGTACGGGCAATCTCCACCGCCGACTCGCTCACTGGAGGCGGAAACTGAGCGTCGTGACGCTCCTGGCATATCTTCAATGCTGCGTTCATAGTCGCCTCCAGGGTGGCGTTATTCGCTGGGCGATGGGGATGGACGCCAGCTTTCGATTAGGCTGTCTGCACCCCAGTAACAGTTCTCGATGGGCTTTCTGTGATACTCCTTGCCATCAAGGTATTTGACGTCGATTAGCGCTGGCGCTGGAGAGGGTCTTCCATCGCCACGGCTCCAGCTTTTCCAATCGCTCATGGCGACCTCCAATGTTCCAAATCCAGCCAAAGATATTCGACGTGCTGCCCTGGCCCGTGCTGCGCGTAGACGCGGTCGCGGTGCTTTAGGTTGACGTGCAGCTTTGCCTTCTTCCGCTTGTTCCAGGCACTGCCGCAGATCTTGCAAACGTGAGCTACAAGCTCTTCGGCCATGGCGACCTCCAGTGTTTGGGGTTAGGCGTCTGCGGCAATGTCCGCGAGGATTTGAGCTTTGCGCCTCTCGAAGCGAGCGCTCCAGGTCGGCCTTCCATCTACGCGCCAGATGGTCGCGCCACGCTTGCGGAGCTTCCGGGCACGAGCCGGAGAAATTCGATTTCCCCATCCCTTGGTGCGGTAAATGGCTTCCCAGTACTCGACGGTCTCGCGCTTGTCGTACTTGTAGTACCTGCTGCTCGGCTTGTTTTGGGACAGCCAGTCATCTACCAGTGACCTCGCGACGGTGGCGCCACTGAACACGTAGCAACTCTCCAGTGACTCACGGGTGCCAATGCCAGCATGAAGCGTGGGTACACCAGGATCGCCGCCGCAATCCCAGACCTGGCCTTTGCACTCCAGAGTCGAGCCGTCAGTGAGATTGATGGTGAAAGAGCGGCCCGCAAACGCATCACGGGTTCCAGGCTCAATCTTCATGAAGTCAAAGAAGCCATCGTGGCTCGAAACAAGCAGGTTGCCGGTGCGCTCGTATACAAGGCGAGGCATTTCATCCAGCAGCAGGAACATCTGCCCCTGCTTGGTTTTGATCACATCCAAAATCTTTGGCATTTCGGGAACTCCATTCGTTGGTTCACCTGTATTCGTTCAACACTCATGCATCCCGCTGGTTGCCGATGGGCGCGGGGGAGGAGTGCTGACGTAATAGAGGTGGGGAAGGGTGCCCAGGCCCGCTACTGGCGACGGCCTGGGTTTGTTGCATCAGCGGTGTGGCCCGTTGCCCGCTGTTGATTGCAGGGCTGGCCGTTCGTCTTCGTAGGTTGGCGGTGAGCTTCCTCCCCAGGGCGTCAATCAGCATCTGTTCGCCTTGGATCACAGGTCCCTACAACATGCACGCTGCAGCTCGTTTGCCCGGTTAGGTGGGCAGGGTGCATGAGGTCCGGCGGTCCCAGCCGAAGCTATCGGGCCCGCTAATTCTTGAATTCAGTGTCTCTCCCTTCTGCCGCTGGGATTCGCGGGGCGCATTGCTTGCCGGGTCATTCGTGCCTACTGGGCATACACGGTTCTGGCGTTTCACCATCGAGCAGCCGTCCAGGTTGTTCCTGTCGTTGGCAGGCTTTCGGGCCTGTCTGCTCGCCGGTCGCCGGTAGAGGCAATGCGGTCTGTTGTTTGTTGCGCTGACTGTTAAAGAGCGGTCAGGCCCTGAGGCCCTGGCGAGTCCCTGTTGGGTGACTCGATGGAGTGAATATGTACCAATGGTTCATATTGGTCAAGTACCAAAAGTACATATTTTTATAGAAGGCACAAAAAAGCCCGCTCAGTGGCGGGCTACGGATTCAGATCGGGGAGGGCAGAGACAAGAAGCCCGGCGCTGGGCCGGGCTATTTCAACGAGCATGCTCTCTGGCGAAAGCGAATTCATTACGAGCGATTGGTAAGCTCTTTGATGGCGTCCCTTACATCCTTTCTGTCCTCGCGCATCTCAACGCGCAAAGTCTCAAATTCCCTAGACCGAGCTTCACGATCCGCTCGAAGTTCTTGTCTCAGAGTATCGCTCAGGTGATCCAGTCCGCTAGAGGCCTCGCTCTTGGCGGAATCTAGCTTCGTATCAATATGAGCGTATGCGGTCCAAATGATCGCGAAAGCGCCTACTGCCGCAATCAAAAGCGGCAAGGTGACGGAGACAAATAAATCTTTTCTGAATGCCGACATTATGTTGACCTTGGCGTTTGTACGGAGCGCTTGCCGCTTTTCCCAAACGGCATACTCAATGATCACAGTATGGTTCAACCTCCCGCCTATAGCTATAGTGCGGGCAACACCGTCCTGCAAGGCCGACGAACGCCACGAATGGTCGTAGTGAGCATCCATCGGTAAAGCGGCCCAAGAAATTGAGCTGAAGGAAATAGCTTTCTGGATAAGTGTTTTGAAATCATCAAGACTGGCGCCCTTTATGCCAGAAGCTTGCAATTGACCATAATTAGCCGCCTGAAGGTGCGCCATCACGCTCCTCCAGTATTTCTTCCAATCCATCAAGGAGAGCGTGAGTCCTGACCAATTTGCACTTTGAGCAGAACAAGATAACAACGGGAAGCCCCATCATATAAGGGTCTCCGGTCCCGGTGCCCCATGGAATCACACCCCCGGCAACAACAGACGCATTAGGCACAATCCATTTGTCATTTCCACAGCTAGGACAAACGCTACTCACTCCCATTTCGCCTAAAAAGCGTTCAAGCTTTTCAACGTTTATGTGGAGGTTTTTGGGTATATTTAAATCTTCCATGGCTATATACGCTCAGTAGTTTTTAGAGCATCCCGCCGCGCCACACCACGCGCCCGATGATGCGGACCTCGTTTATTTCACCATCACGCAGTATCTCGTCGCCATAACGAGTTTTGTCCGGATTGTCGCTCCGAATGATCCACCCGTCGAAGTCCGACTTGACCAGGCGCTTCACGATCGTGCCTTTCGACTCGCTCTGCAGCGCGAAGATCTGGCCGTCTTTGGGCTCGATCTTCGACTCATCCACCAGGAGCACATCACCGTCGTTGATCGTCGGCTCCATGCTGTGGCCGTTGGCGTAGATAACGTCCAGGTGCTTCTGATTGAGGTTGTTTGCCCGCAGCCAGGAAGTCTTGAACGCCATCACGCCGCGGATCTCGACGTGTGGGTTGTCGTCACCGTCGCCGGTTGAGCCGCGCGCGGTCAGTTGCAGGACGCCGGTATAGCCTGACTCATCGTTCAGGTCGAAGCTGCGCGGGGGGGTGCGACCCTCAACAATCGCCGGACGCGCAGATTCGCGCATTTCGCCACGACCATATTCCAGCCACTCCACCCGCACGTTAAGAGCTGTGGCCAGGGCGAGCATCTTGGCCCCGCCAGGCATCGATTCACCGTTAAGCCATTTGCTGCAGGCCTTCGGTGTCACTTTCGCCATTTTTGCCAGGCGCACACCTGCGCCCCACTCAGGAATCCCAGCCTCGGCGAGGGACTGCTTTAGGCGCGCTACGAAAGAATTTCGGATTTCTTCTATTTGAACCATGGGTTCATGTTCTCACGCGCTTGCATGTACTTTCAGTTCCGACATAAGATGTACCGTAAGTTCATATTTGACTCGGAGGCCATATGCGGCCGCTCAAGAAATCGATTGATGATGCTGGTGGTGTTCCTTCCGTGGCGATGGCCTGCGGGAAGACCCCGCGCGCTATCTACAAATGGCTTGTTGCCGACGCGTTGCCGCGCACCGAGTACACCGGCGAAACCCAATACGCCAAGAAAATTGCAGAACTGGCTGCCGCCAACGGCAAGCCGTTCGAACCTGCCTGGCTGCTCGCCGAGGCGCACCCAAAAAAATCAGCTGCATAACCACTTCGAACAACCAAGGAGCCTCACCAATGGCATATGACGATCCATCCCATAAGCGCAGCGCTGTGATCAAGGCGCGTTTCACCCCTGAAGACTTGCGCTACCTGCGCATGGAGGCAAAGCAGGCGGGTATGCAGCTCGCCACTTATATCCATGAGCTTTCAATGATTGCGCGCCGCTTAGGTGCCGCCCAACTGATCCGAGAGATGAATGCCTGTGCACAGGATAAATCAGCTTAAGAGCCCTATGGAGGACCTATGCCTGAAAGAACCTTCGACCTCCTGGAAGAAGGGGCTCAGGACGAGGTTAGACAGTTAAGTGTCGAGCTCGGATGGAGCCTTGAACACGCGACGAAAGAATACCTGCGCGCAGGTAGATCACTCGCGATCCAGGCCCAGATGGAGCAGATGAAGCGCAAGGCGCCTCTGCTTTCTCTGGTTGAACACAAAAAGGGCCTCGAAAGGGCCGAAAAAGGAGGGGCTGATGAACCAATTGACCCTTAGCAGTAAATCGGAAGCACAAAAAAGCCACCGGGCAAGGGTGGCTTCTTGTGCAGCACATACAACAAATGTCTGGAGCGAATAATGCGCACTCATCAGATTAATGTCAACACCGCTTCAATCCATTCCGCGCCACGATTTGTTATCTCTGAAAACGTGGCGCGCATTTCACCCTTCATTATATGCGGGGTAAAGATCCGTCAGGACGAAGACGGACGCTTTAGCCTGAACGATTTCCACCGAGCTGCTGGTGGTGAGGATCGCCATAGTCCAAACCGCTGGACTCGAACTGATAGTTACGCTGGGTTGGTCAGCGTGCTAACGCCAGATCTGGCGTTTGCCCCATCCAAGGTCAAGCGAGGGGGATCATCCCCGGGCACCTACGTCTGCAAGGAGCTGGTCTACAGCTATGCAATGTGGATCAGTGCGGAATTCCACATCCACGTTATCCGCACTTTCGACTCCGTTTCTGCTGGTCAGATAGAGCTCGTCGAAGCGCGACAGTCACGCGAGCGGGCTCGACTTGAGTCCTTCGCCATGACCGACGCCGTTAAATACACGCGCTTGTCTGCGGGCAAGGAGCTGAAGCCTTATCACTTCAGTAACGAATTTGACCTGATAAATCGCGTCGTACTTGGCGGCTCCTCCAAGCAGTACCGTACCGCCCACGGTCTTCCTGCTAATTGCCCTATCCGGGACACCCTTACTCCATGCCAGATCAAGGCGGTGGAGCACATGCAGCGCCTCAATGCCTCCCTCATTGATGTTGGCATGGAGTTCGATCAGCGCAAGGCGAAGTTATGCCAGGTGTTCATGCTTCGCCATCAGCGAGCACTGATGGCAGAAACAATGTTGTTGGAGGCCTAACTATGAAATCTCCTACCTACCAGCAACTGATCGAACGAGCCGCCCTGACAGCGCTTGATCTGTTCCAGGCGCAGACCACTAAAAAGGCCCTCAAGGCTGAATTGCGCTCGATGTACGACACCTACTTCGAGGCCTATGGCCGCCCTGATGGTCCGTTCGATCCGTACAGCGATGATTTCCAGCCAGTCGTAGATTTCACCCATGCGCAGTTCCAGCGTGTGTGTGCAGCCAAAAAGGCCGAGTACAACGCCCAGCGCCGTCACCACACCGCGTTGCGAGCTCTCGACGTATACCGGCCTGCAAAGACCAAGGAGGCCGCGTGATGGCCCGTGCACGGAATATAAAACCAGGTCTGTTCAGCAACGAGGTGATCGCTGAGTTACCGGCATTCGACCGCCTGCTTTTCATTGGCCTGTGGTGCTTGGCTGACAGGGAAGGACGCCTTGAGGATCGCCCGAAGCGCATCAAGATGGAGCTGTTCCCCTGCGACACCTATGACGTATCGGTAGGACTTTGCGCACTGAGTGAACACGGCTTCATCGAGCGTTACCAGGTGCTGGATCAATCCATTATCGAGATCCCGGCATTCAAGAAGCACCAGCGTCCCCATGGCACCGAAAAAGACAGCTCGCTCCCTGATAAGCATGGCTTTCTGACCGTTCATGATCGAAAGCCAAACGGAGTCGTAACAGGCACCAAAAAGCAAATTAACGTTAAAGCATCACAAAATAACGTTAAGGCACCGTTAGTTAACGGAGAACATCCGTTAGATAACGCCCTGATACCTGATTCACTGATACCTGAAGAACACAACACACTACGCGCGGAGCCTGAAGCCCCTGTCGACCCAAAGTCTCCACGGGAAATGACCCTCGACTGGAAACCTGATCACAAGACCTTGAAGGCTTACGCCTTTCGCATGGCAATCCCTGTCGACACGTTCACCGATGAAGCTACCGCTGCGTTCGTCTGCCACTACTCGGCGTCCGGCCGCATAGAGACGGAGGCGTCTTGGGTCAGCCTGCTGGTGAAGTGGGTGAAGCGCGATACGGCCACTGCCAGCAACGTCCACCGCTTCCCTGATCGGCGCCCTTCCACAGAGCCTGACTTCGACAGCAATGCCTGGGCCGAAGGCCTTGTGGTGAGCCCATGAAGCCAGCCAACCAACTGATGGCGACCATGGGCAATCTTCCTGCCGTGGAGCCTCGCCAGCCGCTCCAGGTGACGCCGCAGACGGCCGAAGTGGTGAACGACCTGTTCCGTCGCCTTCGCGGGATCTTCCCAGCGTGGCGCCAGGCGTGGCCATCCACCGAAGCGCTCGACGCCGCCAAGGCCGAATGGATCAAGGAGTTCGCCGCCCAAGGCATCCGCACCATCGAGCAGATCGAGTTTGGCATCGAGAAGTGCCGCAAGCTCAAGAAGCCTTTCGCGCCGAGCGTGGGCGAGTTCATCGCCATGTGCCAGCCGACGCCAGAGGACTTCGGCATGCCGGCCCCGGCCGACGCCTGGATTGAGGCGCTTATGGGCCTGTACAGCCACGATGGCGTGAAGATCGCCGCCGTGGCCACCGGCCTGTTCGATCTGCGAGCTGCCCAGCAAAGCGACAAGGGGCTGCAAGCGCGCTTCGACCGCGCCTACCAGATCGTCCTGCGCCGCGCTCAGGAGGGCGAACCGCTCGACGGGAGGATCGCCACCGGCATCGGCCACGACAGCCAGAAGACGGAATTCGAACTCGCCAACGAGCTGGCCGACCAACAAGCCCAGGCACGAATCCTTCAGCAAGGCATCCCGGCCGACGGTAAGTCAGCCCGCGCGTTGCTGATGGCCAAGTTCGGCAAGAAAACCACGGAGCAACGGACATGAGCGACTACACCGAACTCCAGAAGGCCGCCGCATACGCCGCCCAGGACGCAATCAAGTTCGCCGACGAAGACGAGGAAATTCGTGCGCTCCAACAGTTCCATGAAGAGGTCGACCCGGAAACGGTGTTGGCACTGATCGCTGAGAACGAGGCACTAAAAGGTCCGCATGACTGGCTGGCGGAAGACCTGATCAAGGAGCTTGTCGATAACGCTCAGGCGATTCAGGAAAACGCTGACGATGGAGAAGACGATCCATTTGTCATCGTTCTTCTCGCTTCGGCATCACGCATCCGTAGACAGGAAGCGAACATCGACAAGCTCAGGGCTGAAAACGAGCGGCTTGCCAAAACCGCCGACTGCTGGGACAGGCTGAATGTCCAGAACAAGGCGCTCAGCGATTCGTTCAGGGCCGAGCGCGACCAGGCCGAGCAGGATTACAAGGATGTCGTCGGCACCATTGAGCTTCGCGACATCGAAATATCCAAGCTCCGCGCCGAAGTAGCCGGCCTACGCACCGGCTACGAAGCCTACGAGCAGGTGAATGCTGAGCTGAAGGCTGAGAACGAACGTCTTGAGCGTAACCGCGACATGTGGAAGGGCCAGGTAGAGCGGCAGAGCGAAATGCTGAGGCTTGCTCATGAGGCAGACAAGCAGATCAAGGCTGAGTGCGAAGGGCTGCGGAAGGATGCCAGTCTGCACGCTCAACTCCAGCGAGCAGCTGAGGTGCTGCCGGGGGCCTGGATTATCGAGGTTGTGGTCGAGCATCACGCCGGATGGATTGATGTATTCGACGACGGCGGAAACAAAGTCGTGTTCGACGGCGAAGGCCACCTTGGAGAGCAGGTTTCGGAGGCCATTGATCTTGTGATGACCCTGAGCAAGGAGTCAGAGCAATGACCGAAATCATTATGCGCAGCCTCGACGACACCTCCCGCCTGATGGGCGTCCTCCACGGCACGGACTTCACCCGCCCAAAGAAGATCGTCATCAAGGATCAGGACCGCAGCGGGGAGCAGAACAAAAAGCTCCACGCATCGCTGACCGACATCGCCAACCAGGTGGAGCACGCCGGCCGCAAGTGGGACGCACTGATCTGGAAGCGCCTGCTGACCGCCGCCTGGCTGCGTGAGGCAGGCGACCAGCCACAGATGATACCGGCTGTGGACGGCAACGGCTTCGACGTCATCTACGAGCGCACCAGCAAGCTCACCGTGAAGCAGTGCGGCGAGTTGATTTGCTGGGTTGAGGCGTTCGGCGCCGAGCATGGCGTTAGATGGACGCAGAAAGATCACTGGGGTGGCCGATATGACTGATGAAATTTGGAAAGCTGTCGTCGGATTCGAGGGGCTTTACGAGGTATCAAGCCTTGGTCGGGTTAGGTCGCTCCCGCGGGTCATGCGTGCAAATTATGGGCCCAGGGAATACGGGGGGAAGATCCTTTCTCCGGTTGTGCGAAAGCTTGATGGTTATCTAATCGTAAGCCTTTATCGGAACTCAAAGCGCTATCAGCGAACGGTGCATGCAATTGTTATTGAGTCCTTCAAGGGGCCTGCGCCCGTGGGGATGCAGTGCTGTCACAACAACGGCGTGCGCAGCGATTGCCGAGCTGAAAACCTGCGCTGGGGCACAAGCCTCGAAAACTCAGGTGATAAAGAAGTGCATGGGACTGCACTCAAAGGAGAGAAATGCGGAAACGCAAAGCTCAATGAAGAGCAGGTGGTGGAGATTCTTTATTCATCTGAGCCACACAACATCGTTGGTGGTCGTTTTGGGGTTAGCGCGGAACTGATAGGCCTGATTCGCAATGGCAAGGCCTGGAGGCATATCGAAAGAAAGCCGGGGATGTACGCAAGGCAGGCAGCAGCCTGGATTGTCGATGGTATTTCCTACTCAACCCTAGTCCAGGCGTCGGAAGCCCTTGGGGTGGCGGTTCACGTCTTGAGATACCGGTGTAAGGGGCGTCACGCAAAAGGGAAATTCTACCCTCCGGCCGAGGGGTGCAGGTTTGTGGAGTGCAATCCATGCTGACCACCAAACAACCCAAGCCAAAGACCTGCCGCAACCCAGCATGCAGGGGCTCATTCGTCCCACAGCGCCTTGGTCAGGCGGTGTGCAGTCCTAAGTGTGCGCTGGCCGCCGTAGAGGTGCAGAAGGCGAAGGAGAAGAAGTCGCTGGCCCAGGCCGGCCGCCGGGAGATCAAGGTGCGCAAGGAAAAGCTGAAGTCTCGCGGCGACCACATGCGCGAGGCCCAGCAGGCGTTCAACGCATATATCCGTGCCCGGGACCAGGCCGCCGGTCACTCGTGCATCTCCAGCGGAAAGCCATTGGACTGGAGCGGCAACGCAGTAGATGCAGGTCATTACCGCAGCGTCGGCTCCGCGCCGCACCTGCGCTTCGATGAGCGCAACTGCCATGCCCAGAGCAAGCAGGACAACCGGTTCCTGTCTGGCAACGCAGTGGATTACCGGATCGGCCTGATCGCGCGCATTGGCCAGGAGGCGGTCGACGCCCTGGAATCCGACCAGAGCGTGAGGAACTACTCCGTTGAGCAAATCAAGGGCATCAAAGCCTACTACCGGGCGAAGACAAGAGAACTGAAGAGGGCGGCAGCATGAATTACCAGAACGTTATTTCGGCAGTCGTCCGCGCTCTAGCGGCGGAAACCATCAACAGCGCAGGCGGGTGCAATGTCGAGCCGCGCGTACAGACCAGTAAGCTCAAGGGGGAGATCACCGGCAAGGATGCGGCACTGCTCGCCGACTGCATCGTTCACAAGCTGCTACACGCCCAGCTCAGCCCGCGCCATTGGAATGCGCTCGTTGCCAAGTACAGCACCCACCGTGGGCGCAAGATCGATTCCATTGGTCGGCTTGTAGCGGTTGTGCCATCACCGGCGCCACTTCGCTTCACTCAGCAGGCGGTGCTGGTCTGGGCGGTTCCGCAGCAGTCGAAGGGTATCCAGCGCGCCGTGGTCGAGGTGAAGGCGCCGAAGCATCGGGAGAACAAGGGTGAGGGTCAGTGGGATTGGCGCAACAAAGCGGCGGACGAGGATATTGCCCGCGCCAACAAGCACGCCAGGTCAGTGGCCGAAACTAAGCCGGGAGAGATGATCGTCCTCGCCGAGTCGAACTACGACATGACGAACTGGGATTCCCAAGGGCTTACAGAGCGCACCTACCAGCGCTGGAACAAGGCCATCAAGGATGGCTTGGAGTCGCTTGTGAACGAGGCTCTGGTCGAGGCGCAACACATGCTTGAGGCGGTCGGAGTGCTGGAAAGCGAGGCGGCATGAAATAGTCCCTCAAAAGGGCTTGCAATGTCATGTCGCCATGTCGCATTATTCACCCATCCTGTCATTCCTGCGCGTATCGAGGAGTGACTAACGAAACCCGGCCACCGCGCCGGGTTTTTTATTGCCTCGAATTCAACCTTCTGGAGGTGCGCGTGAAGCTGAAAGCCAAAAGCAATCTGCTGGAGCGCGCCAGAACGGCATGGGAGGCGGTCGCACGCCAAGTTGGCGAGACCGACTTCTCGCGCCATCCGCGCACCGGCGAGTATCTGCATCCCGGTGTCTCTATGGGTTGGCGCATTCATAAAAAGAATCTGTAGTTTTACTGCAGCCAGGGCAGCCTCACGGAAGGCCTGGACCTGATAAGCCGGTAGTGCAGCGCTACGGAAAAACACCGGCAGCCCGCGTACCCTGACCTCACTGTGCTTACAGGGTGGCGCGAGAC